ATTTTAAAGATGTATCAAGGCATAAAAAATCTCTATAAAGTTTATAAAAATGATGAGCTGATAAAAATTATAAATGCTAAACAAAGAAAAAATGGGGCAAAGCCTAAATCTATTTTAGAGGTCAGTAGTGGCACGATATTTAAAGACATATACGAGATGAAGGATGTATTGCTAATAGACCGTAAAAAAGCCTTAGAATTAGTTAAGAAGTCATTTAATTATCGTTATGTCTAGAAAATTAAGTAATTTTATACTGAATTAAATTATAGTTTATTTTGGGAAGGAAGTCAAAAGAATATGAGATTAATGTTCAGAATATAGCACTAAAAGCTATAGAGGAATACTATGGCAGTATTCAAGCTGGCTTTATACAATTGCTAGGATCAGATGAACCAGCACTAATTAAGTTCTGCTGGGAGCATGGTGTAGGCAAACCCACAGATATGATACAGATGAACGTAGAACAGGAAGTTAAAACATTTGAAGTAATACAATTGCCCGATAATGGAAGGGATAACTTCATTGAACCAATAGACGAAATCATTGAGCCAACAGTATAACATAAACTACATAAGACCTCAACCAGGTTATCAGACAATAGCTTTGTCTAGCGGTGCAGACATAGTTATAGGCGGTGCAGCTGCGTTTGTTGGTAAGACATTTGCTTTGCTTTTAGATCCAATAAGACACATAGACATAAAAGGGTTTGGTGGTGTGATATTCCGTAGGACCAGCGTTCAGATTAGAAACGAGGGTGGCTTATGGGATACCAGTACAAAGCTTTATCCAATTGTCAAAGGTGATGCAAGGGAGTCATCATTAGACTGGAAGTTTCCTAGTGGAGTAAAGATATCATTTAGGCATTTGGAGTATGAGAAAAACAAGTATGATTGGCAAGGCTCACAGATTCCTTTCTTAGGCTTTGATGAGTTAACTCACTTTACTGAGTCTATGTTCTTTTATCTGCTATCTCGTAACAGATCATCATGCCAGGTAAAGCCTTATGTTAGGGCTACATGCAATCCTGATCCAGAGAGTTGGGTGTATAAGTTGATTAGCTGGTGGATAGATGCTGAGACAGGATTCCCAATACTTGAACGAAGAGGAAAGCTAAGATACTTTATAAAGTATGGTCATGATTACATATGGGGAGATAGTTATTTGGAAGTGTATGAGAAAGCTGAGCATATCATTGAGCCAATGATAAAAGCATCAGGACTGCAGGCTCAAGACTTTATCAAGTCCATTACGTTTGTTAGTGGTAGCATATACGATAACAAGGAAGGTTTAAAGAATGATCCATCATATCCAGGTAACTTGCTTAGTCAGGATGAGGACACTAGGCGTCAATTACTTGAAGGTAGATGGAAGGTAAGTAACAGTCCTAATGATGTGTATGAGTATGATAGCTTTGCAGGATTGTTTGAGAATGTTAAAGGCGTAAACAAAGCAGGTAAGTACATTACAGCTGATATAGCAATGAAGGGAAGCAACAAACTTGTAGTAGGATACTGGGAAGGCATGGAGCTTGTAGACATGGAGATAATGGATAAGAGTGATGGTAAGCAGGTAATAGATTTAATTAATCGTATGGCTCAAAAGTATTCCGTAGAAAATCGGTATATTTGTTATGACGCTGATGGTGTAGGTAGTTATGTAGATGGATTCATTAAGGGTGCTGTACCGTTCAATGGTGGAGCATCAGCTATGAGTGTAAAGGATGAGGCAAGTGGCAGGCTTATAAAAGAAAATTACTTTAACCTAAAGACACAATGCTACTACAGATCAGGTGGAAGGGTTGAAGATGGACAGATGAAGATAAGTAAGAATGTGGCATCTAAGATGTACGATAGTACAATGACGGTAAGGCAAAGATTTATGTATGAGCGTAAAGCAATACAAAGGGCTAAGAGTGACTATGATGGTAAGCTTAGGATAGTAGGCAAGGATGAGATGAAGGTAAAGCTTAATGGGGATAGCCCTGATTTGTTGGATATGTTTATGATGAGAGAAGTATTTGAGTTAAAACCTAAATTAATATTCGCATATGAAATGGATTGATAAGATATTAGGCAAAAAGGAAGTAAAGACTAAGGCAGTCAATAACATGATGGGCATGACAATAAATGCCAGTAATGCTATTTTCCCAAGTTGGCAAACTATTGAAGCTATTAACCAGTACACTACAATAGATGATATTTACTCAGTGATTAGTTACTTAGCAGAGACGGCTGCAAGGATTCCATTTTATGGGTATGAGATAGTTGATGATGTGGCAATGAAGGGTTACAAAAGACATGACTTTAAAAGCATACAAAAGAAATACTATAAGACTAAAGCACTGCAGGATCTAGAGCAAGATGATATCTTTATGAAGATGTTAGACGGCATCAGCTATGAGGATAAGATAAAGTACTACACAATCCTATACATTACTGGTGAGTTGTTTTTGTATAAGGAAGTGTTGGAGTTAGGACCAAATGCAGGTATGGTTACATTACATGCATTGAATAACCAGAATGTAACAGTGTTGGTAAGTGATAGCTTTCCTCAGGCAGTTTTAGGTTATAGATACTTTGATACTGGCTTTGATGGTAAGTTTACAACGGATGAGATTATACATGTAAAGTATTACAATCCAACTATCACCAATGGTCAGCAGTTCAGAGGCTTAAGTCCATTGCAGGTATTGACTAAGCGTGTAACAAGATTAGATGCAGGAATGAATGCATCAGTAGCACAAATGCAGAACGGTGGTATACCAGGTATAGTGTATGAGAAGTCAGACTTTGCTATTGAGTCATTAGGTCAGCGCAAGAATGACTTTGCTAAGTATCTTAAGAATAGCAGTAACAAAGGTGCGCCATACTTTGCAGCCGGCGAGATGGGATACTTAGAGCTAGGCTTGAAGCTTGCAGATATGGAGGTAGCAGATTTACAAAAGATAGACTTCACAAAGATTTGTAATGCTTATAAGTTTCCTGAAGTGTTGTTAAATAATACAGATAGCAGTACATACAACAACATGAATACAGCATTAAAGATGTTGTACACAAACTCAATCTTACCAAACATACATTTGTTTAGAGATGCATTAATAAAGGGAATACTTCCGATGTATCAGGATGGGTTACAAAGGACCATTGAAATAGACATAAGCGACATTCCGGCTATGCAAGATGATATGAAAACGCAAGCTGAGGCATTGAGTGCAATGTGGTGGATAACACCAAATGAAAAGAGAGAGATACAAGACTTTGAGATGATAGATGAGGATGTAATGAATCAGATTATAATTGATTCAGGTAAGCAATTAATAACGGACTTAACAATAAGTGTTGCTGATTTACCTATGTAATAATGGAAAAAAGTATAGAGCAAATAACACAGATGTTACATAGTAAAATATCAATGATGTTAATCAGTGAGTTACCAGTTCCATCATGTCCATTAAAGAAACAGCAAAGGGAGTGGAAGGTTGAGCAGGTAAAGAAATTATTAGCAAACAAATTAGGTAGTCAAGGTTTAAGCATAACAGTTAGTTTATGACACAACAGGAGCAACAAACATATTGGAATAGGTGGAGTAAGTTTCAGCAAAGGTATGAGAAGTTGTACGCTCCTAAGTTTCATAAAGCTTTAAAGATTCAGTTAGATGCATTTGTAAAGACACAGGATCCAATGACATTGCCAGTGTTCCCTATCTATGATGTATTGTTATCATTGTATAAGACAGTAGGGCCAGCGTGGGCAAGAGTAACAAGGACTGAATCAATAAAAGCTGATGATAACTTTGTAAGTGGTCAGATGGGATTTAATGAAAGGATAGTAGAGCTTATGAATCAGTACTATGGTATTGATTTGCTTAATGATGCAAACCTAATGACAAACTACAGTACAGCATTTATACAAAGGGTTTTAAGTGATGCAGCAGTAACAGGTGCCTCATTTGATGATATTGTAAAGCAGTTATTAGTTAGCCCGGCATTTAATGCTATGAGGGCAAGGAGAATAGCTAGGACTGAGACTGTTACAAGTGCAAATGGTGCGGCTATGATTTACGCAAATGAATCGGGTAATGTAATGGAGAAGTTGTGGATTGCAGTAAAAGATAAAAGGACCAGGCATGATCATAGAATGGTTGATGGTACAAGGCTACCAATTGAGACACCATTTACATTGACAAATGCAAAGCTTGGAGATATTGGAATGATGCAACCTGGTGTGAGAAGTCAGCCCAATGGATTGCCTGTTCCGGCTGAGGAAGTAGTAAATTGTAGATGTACTGTTGCATTTAAAGCTAAGAGGGATAGAAATGGTAGAATAATTAGAAGATAATTTAGTTTATTTATTAAAATAAAATAGTAACTTTATACCAATGAACAGCATATACAATATAAAGGATGTATCAATAAGCTCTGAGATAATGGATATGAATCCAATACAGGGCATTGTTACTGGTTATTTTAGCAAGTTCAATAATGTAGATAGTGATGGAGATATCATGAAGCCTGGAGCATTTACTAAGACAATTAGTGAGCAGGGACCAGCATCTGCACAACCTAGAATAAAACATCTACTTAATCATGATCCATCTTTACCATTAGGTAAGTTGTTGACGTTAAAAGAGGATGAGTATGGGTTATATTATGAGAGTCAAGTGGGTACACATGAGGGAGGTGAGGATTTTATCAAGATGGTTGAGAGTGGATTGATAACAGAGCATTCAATTGGGTTTAAAATAATAAAGCGTAACCAGGTCCAATCCTATGAAAACTATTTACGTAATCCATCTTTAGGTCAATTTGAAATTACAGAGGTAAAGTTATATGAGGGGAGTTCATTGACAGCATGGGGTGCTAATCCATTGACACCAATAACATCACTTAAGGGTGATAAGAATTTAGATGTAGATATGATAGTAGCTAAGAGTGCTGCTATTGAGAAGTTCTGCAGGAATACAACGGCAACTGATGATACAATTCAGATGTTGTTATTGCATAGTAAACAATTAGCTCAATTAATAATCGATATGAAATCTAAAGCTACTGAGCCGGTTAACACCATTCAGCCAGTTGATAACACATTGGATATTATTAGGCAGTTTAGAAATAAAATTTAATCAAATTACAAAAACCATAAGACATGGAAAAGAAAGAATTAATGTCAGAATTGGAAGCGTTAAAGTCAACACTTGAGACTTCAATATCTGAGAAAACTAAGTCTGAGATTGCTGATCAATTGAAATCAGTAGTAACAGCAATTGATGAGAAAATCAATGCATTTGGTAACGGTAGTGATTCAGCTGAGGCTGTAAAAGCTATGACTGATGAGTTCAACAAGTTGAAAGCTGAGCAAGCTGCAATCTTAAAGGGCTTTGATTTGTTACAAACAAGAGTGAAATCTTCATCTGCATCTAGCATGGAGAAAAAATCTTTTGGACAATTATTTGGAGAAGGATTAGAGGAAAACTTTGACCAAATCCAAAACGTAAAGAAGGGTAAGCCATTTAGAATGGAGATCAAGGCTGTAGGTAACATGACTTTGTCAAATAACTTGACTGGTGATGGTGTTGCATCTTATGCTGCTACTCAAGCTTTATTACCTAGCCAAAAAATTAACTTCCGTGATTTAATGCCAACTGCAATTAGTCCAACTGGATTGTATGTTCAGTATCGTGAGACTGGTGGAGAAGGTGCTATTGCAGTTCAAACTGAGGGAGCTTCTAAAGGTCAGGTTGATTACGATTTGTCAGAAATCAAGATTGTTGAAGATTATATCGCAGGCTTTGCACGTTTCTCAAAGCAAATGAGTAAGCAATTACCATTTATGCAAACAACTTTACCAAGATTGTTATTAAGAGATTTCTACAAGGCTGAGAATGCTGCATTTTTCACTGCTGTTAGTGGTGCTGCTACAGGATCAACTGCATCTGCTGAGACTGATGATATCAAATTTATCGTTGATGCAATTGCTGCACAAATGACAGCTAACTACAATGCATCTTATGCTTTAGTATCACACACACAATTGGCTCGTTTAAATAAGCTTTTGTATGTTAATGGTTACTATCAAGGATCGGGTGGTATTTTGTCAAGTGTTAACGGAAACGTAGCAATTAGTGGTACTCCAATTTTGCCAGCATCATGGGTAACTGATGATAAGATTCTTATCATTGATAGAGATTATCTTGAGCGTGTTGAGACCGAAGCTATCACTGTAGAGTTCTCAATGGAAGATGGAGACAACTTCACTAAGAACTTAATCACTGCACGTATCGAGTGCTTAGAAGATGTTAACTTAATGATGCCTGCATCAGCTTTATATGCTGATTTCGGTAACGTATAGTAAAATCGTTTGTTTGTTTGATGATGATAAAGGCCTCACCTCTAGGGGTGGGGCTTTTTAAAATAAATTAATCATGGTAGAGTATAACAGTGTATTAGATGTTCAATTTCAAGATGGCGAAATAACTGAGCCAGTTACATTAACTGAGGCAAAGAATTTCTGTAAGATAGACATCAGCACTGATGATGATTTAATCAATGTATTAATAACGGCTGCACGTCAAATGTGTGAAGCTTATACTGGTGTAGGGTTTGTAGAGCATGAGGCAGTAGCAGTGTTGAACAATATGAATGGTGATATTTACATTCCTTATGGTCCAATGATTGAGATTTTAAGCGTTGAAAATGAGCAAGGCACTACATTGGTATTAGATTTAGATTATACTTTAGGTGGCAACGAGTTTAAGCGTTTACGTACACCACATGCAAACAATATAACCATTGATTACATAACAGGTTACACAACATTACCTGAGGCATTAAAGACAGCATTACTTAACCAGGTGTATTATTTATATGACAATAGATCAGTTGGAGTGGATGACATAAGTCCAATAGCTAAGATTATTTTAAACCTTTACAAGCGTGTATAAATTAAATAGAAGGGTTACTATAAATAGATACACAACGAGCTTAAATGAGTTCGGTGGATTAGTTAGTGTACTTACTGGCAGTTGGTCAAAGTGGGCTGATGTGCAGGATAGAGATGGAGCAACGGCTAAGAGTTATGATCAGAATCAGTGGACCTATGACCAAAACTTTATTTTGAGGTATGAGAGGGAGCGACCAACTAGAAGTAATGATGTGATAGAGTACGAATCACAATTTTATAAGATTAACTCTATTCAAATTAGAAAAGAGGGAGCTAAATCTTTTGAATATATAAAGGCTACTAAATTAGATGAATCAATAAACTCAGATGCACCGATGGACACAGGAAATATAAAAGTTTACAACTACATAGCTGAGGGAGGCGAATATCAATTTGATTATAATGGCTTAGTAGGTAAAAATGTATTTGGTGCATTTAAAGATGGCATACAATACCTGGTGATTACATCCGGGAGTCCAGTGGGTAAAGAGGTATTATATAACAGTGCTACTGGTGAGTTTACTTGGGGTGCTTATTTTGAAGTAAATGAAGTTGCAACAATACTATACTACTAATGCAATTAGAAGTCAAAGGCATAGATACGCTAATTAAAAAGATGGATAAATTAGCAACTAATGTACAGAAAGATGTACAAGCTGAGCTAAATGCGTGGGCTGATGATACAGCAACAAATGCGATTAGTTTAGTTAGTGCAAATAGTAGTGATGAGGGTTTATTAAAGAATTCAATTAAGCCATTTTATGGTAATGGTTCAGCAAGTGTAAGAGTGTCTGCAAAATATGGTGCTTATGTTGAGTTTGGGACACGTAAATATGCAGCGGCTTATGTTAGTAGTTTGCCTGCAGATTGGCAAGCTTATGCAGGAACATTTAAAGGCAGTACAGGTGGAACATTTGAGCAGTTTGTAGAATCACTTATTGGATGGGCAAATAGAACAGGTAAAATGGATCCTAAATATGCTTATGTTGCAGCTTTAAAAATATTAAGAGAAGGACTTACAGCTAGGCCATTTATATATCCATCAGTACAAAAAACATTACCTGAATTAAAAAAGAATTTAAGAGCAATATTTAAATTATGAGAGACGTAAACAGTGCAATATTACAAGCTTACTATGAAATAGTGAACGGGTTGGATATTCCTGTTTATGAAGGTGAGGAGCCTGATGATGTCAAACATAAAATTTATTGCGTTATTAACGATGCAACATCAACTGAAACGAGTACAGCAAATTCATCAGACGTTAATTTAACTATTCAATTAAGCGTTCATAGTTGGGAATACAAATATAATAACAGTAAAACATTAAATACAGCGTGTGGGGCAATTATAGAGGCAATAAAGCCTGAAGGAGTGTCAAACATAGATTTGTCAGCCTATGGATTGCAAATGTGCAATTTAACGCTACAAACGGATAGGACAGAAAGATTTGGGAATTTAGGTGGTAAAGTATTTATTTCAAGGATATTGATTTTTAAACAAGATATTTTCGTAATTTAGTAACAAATTAAAACTTAAATAAAATGGCAGAACACAAAGTAGCCGGCGGTACCATGTTATTATTCATTGATTCAACTGGTGGAGATGATTATGATATGGTTGTATGTCTTACATCAGTAAGCAAATCAGATTCAATATCAGTGGTAGATGCATCCTCAGCATGTGGACCGGATAAAAGTCCTGGTACATTAGAGTTATCTTATGCATTTGAAGGTCAACACTTACAAGATCCTGATAGTGGTAAAATCAGTGGTACATCATTACGTCAATTGTTAAGAGCAAAAACTACAATTGGATGGAAGATAGCTCCTGAATCACCAGTAGCTGGTGATGAGATTGAAGAGGGTACTGGTTTCTTATCTGAATTAAGCTCAACTTATGCTTTTGATTCAGTAGGTACATTTACTGGTACTATTCAACCTTATGGAGATCCAACATTATCAATCCAAGCTTAACAATAAAAAATGGCTGAACATAAGATAGAAGGTGGCAACATGCTACTCTTCATTGATCCTGATGGAGGCACTGACTATAATATAGTTGTGTGCCTTACATCTGTTGGCAAAGCAGATAGTATAACTGTTGTTGATGCTAGCAGTGCTTGTGGTCCAGATAAAAGTCCAGGTACATTGGAGTTATCCTATAGCTTTGAAGGTCAGCATTTACAAGATCCTGACGGTGGTCAAATTAGTGGTACTGATTTAAGAATATTGTTAAGAGCTGAGCAAACTATTGGCTGGATGATAGCACCTGAAACACCAGTAGCAGGAGATGAAATAGAAGAGGGAACAGGATATTTATCTGAGTTAGGTTCTACTTATTCTTTTGATAGTGTTGGTACATTTACCGGCACCATTCAACCTTATGGAACACCAACATTAAGCATTTATGGTGGTGGTGGTGGATTGGCTGTAGGTCAATCTTATCAAGGTGGTATTATTGCATATTTAAATGGCACTGGTGATCATGGAATAATAGTAAATCTAACTGCAGGTATATTAAATAATCAATGGGGCAATGTTGGACTTATTGGAGTTACAGCTGATACACTTTATGGTGGTCAAGCAAATACTAACACAATATCTACAGCTTATGCTACATCAGCTGCTAGAGATGCCAATAATTTAACCACAAATGGTTATACTGATTGGTGCCTTCCAACTACTGCTGATTGGTATGCAATAGCTCCAAATTATATAGCTGCAGGAATTACTGATGGTTTATATTGGACTTGTGTAGAAGATGCTGGAGATGGTAATATAGCTTTTAATTTTCAACCATCAGCAAATAGTGCTTTTAATCAACCTAAAACAGATAATATGCCATTTTTGGCTGTAAGATATTTTTAAACTAAACAAAACAAAAATGAAAATCAAATTAAACGGCAAAGAGTACGGAATTAAATTTAACCAGTTAGCAATAGAAAAATTGCATGAATACAACGATGGTGAAACTACATCAGGCTTTATGTATGCTATGGTATATGGTGGCATGGTTGGTTATAGCAGATTAAAGCGTGAAGATGTAAATTACACTTGGGAAAATGTTTGTGAGTGGGTTGATGATATGGAAAATAAAAACGAGCAAATTCAAGCAGTTACTACTGAATTAAATGAAACAAAATTATGGAATGACCTTATTAAGCAAGGTCAGGAGATAAGAGAAAATGAGGAGAAAAAAAAAGCCATCGAGAACAGTGCTACGATAACCTCAAGTTTGCTTTAGGTAAGTTAGGATGGAGTGTAGATGAATATTATTGCTCTATGCCTCATGAGTTTTATGCAGCGTGTGAGGGATATCAGGAGAGGCAAAAGGAATCGGCTATGGTCATTCGTTTTGCCTCTTTTCGCATAGCTGAGGCTATGGCAGGAAGTAAAGCAATAGGTAAGATAAATAAGTTTTGGCCAATGGATGATGATGAAGATAAAAAAGAGATTGAGCCAATGACTGCTGATAGATATAAAGCTATTTTAGAGCGACACAAATTAAAGATTAAATAATGGCAGAAGAGATAGAGATAATAGTTACCGCAACCGGGTTTGATAAAGTTGGAACAGGTTTAAAAAATACTACTGATGCGTTAAAGACTACAGCTACAGAAGCTAAGAAAACTGGAGACGCATTAAAGGGTGGTTTAAATGCTGGTGCTAATCAAGCTGGTCAATCTATAACAAACTTTTCTAGAATATTACAGGATGCTCCATTTGGCTTTATAGGTATTGCAAATAACATCAATCCATTAGTTGAATCATTTGGTAGATTAAAGGCTGAATCAGGCAGCACAGGTGGAGCTTTAAAAGCTTTGGTTGGTGGGTTAAGTGGTGCTGGTGGTTTAGGTTTAGCTTTTAGTGCAGTAACTGCAGCAATTACATTTGCTCAAATTGGTTTTAGTGCGTGGAGTAGAAGTAGTAAAGAGGCTAAAGAAAATTCAGATTTATTCAAGAAAGATTTAGAGGCATTAAAAAGAGAATTAAATGCTGTTACTGATTCATTAAATAATTTTATTAATGTAGCTGAATCTGCAACTAAATTAAATGACATCAACATTGTCGCTAGGTTTCAAGATAAAACTGAGCAAGGAGTTTTACAACGTCAATCTAAATTTATTACAATATCTGAAGAGCTTGCAGCAGCTACAGATGCAAGAGGTAAAGCATGGCAAAATTATTTAGACATAGCTAGAAGTGCTTTTAAATCAGATGATGAATATAATCAAGCACAAAAAGCTGCTTTAGATGTTTACAATCAAACAATAAAAAAGGAAAATGAATTAATCGATGCAAGACAAAATCAAGCAGCAGCTAATAGACTAGCAACTATTGAGGATCAAAGAGCAGCAGAACAAAGAAGAAAAGATAACGCAAAGAGAGCAGCAGATATTGATTCAATAGCAAAAACATTAGCTAAACTAAAAGAAGATACAAGAGATCAACGAGATTTAGGTATTACATTTAGCACTTCAACCTTACAAGAGCAAGCCAATTTAGTTAAAGCTGCAATAACTAAATTAGTTACTGTATTCAATGTAGATCCTAATAATGAATTAATACTAAAATTAAAAGCTGATTTACAAGATTTAAATAATCAAATAAGGCTAGAAAATAGACCGATATTTGTTCCAGTTAAATTAAAATTAGAAAATAATCCTGTTATACCTTTAAAAAATGCTAAATTAATAAATACAGGGGCTTTAGACTTTACAACATTACGAGCTCAAATATTATCTTCAAATTTAGCAGATATTTTTAGTTTTTTACCTAGAGGATTTTTTAAACCATTTAATTTTGATTCTTTAAAGCAAGTAACTACAGCATTAGAAAAAGCATTAACATCATCAATAACTACTATAGGTGTAGGATTAGGTGAAGGTTTAGCTGCAGCTATTACAGGTACAGCTAATTTTGGAAGTGTTTTTCAAGGTATTTTTAATCAATTAGGTGGAGTAGTATCAGCATTAGGAGAACAATTAATAGCTATTGGTGCAGCTGCATTAGTAGCGCAGGCTGCTATAGCACAAATATTTACTAATCCCTTTGCAGCAATTGCAGCCGGTGTAGCTTTAGTAGCATTAGGCTCATTAATACAAAGTGTTACAACACCACAAAATAGGTTTGCAGTTGGTACACGTAACGCACCTGGTGGCATGGCATTAGTTGGTGAGCGTGGTCCTGAGATGATTAATTTACCTAGAGGCAGTCAAGTTATTCCTGCAGCGCAAACATCAAACATGTTGGGTGGTGTTGGTAAAGGTATTGAAATTTACGGAATTTTAAGAGGTCAAGACATATACTTTAGTAACAAAAAATATAGTGCTACTTATGCACGTACAACATAATGGGATTAAAATACACAGGCTCATTTGATTCGATTAGAACGCAAAGTAGATACACTATAGAAAT